CCAAACAAGATAAAAACTCTTTTTGGTGGTGGTCTACAGAAGAAGGCAGAAAACAAAGAGCATCAATAGGTGGTAAAATAGGTGGTAAAAAGCAAGCGGACCTGAAGTTAGGATTTCATCAACCGCATATTCAACGTAAAGCAGCTAGTCTTGGTGGTCAATCTCATAAGGGGAAAAAATGTATGTATAAACCAGGGGATGTAACATTCAAAAGAGTGAAGCCCGAAGATATACAAACATATCTAAATGAAGGATATATCTTCGGGTCTCCAATATCTTCTAAGAATCAATACTCTTCCTAAATCTGATTCTAACATTTGTTGAAGGATGAACACAACCAGCAAGAGCAATGTTCAATGATTTTTTGACAAGACCACCTTTAGTAATCTTGTTGAAGTATTCAAGATCAAATTCAATCTTTTCTTCTTTCTTGTGATAAAATTCATACCTCTCATCTGAATTGAGTATATAATCATGACCAATTGATACATCGAATGAAACACCGAGAGCATTAGATAAAAGTTCTGGTATAGAACCTTTTGCTAGATTGCCAGTCTTATCGTCCATAATCTTGATTGAATCCATAATAGCATTATAGATTGCTTTATCCTGACAGAACTTTTCTGTGTTATCTACTAGCCATTGCAAATCAGTCATGTCTTGTGACAGATTATCAATAGTTTCTTTTGACTCTTTGAATATATTTTCAGATATGGAATCTTTCTGATCCAATTCAATAACAAGTGCCTCTTTGGAAGGCACATTGTTATATTTTGCAATATATTCGTCTATGAGTTTGAATACAGTTTTATCAGATAAGTTATGAAAGTATTCTTCTTTTAAAAATGGAATTACCTTTCTCGCATATTCATCATTATATACTAAGTGTGATAAAACTGTTTTCTCAATCGTCATTAGACACCATAGAGTTTGTTGTTAGAGAATAACGCCGTTTAATATAAGTTGGAAAGTCTGTATTTTCAAAAAGGCCTAACCAGATATCTTTATTGTCTTCGATATCTTTCATACGCATTTTCGTTCCTACAAGTTCTCCTGTACTTCTATCTACTAGCTGATACCAACCATTAGATGGTTTAGCAATATAATTGCCTTCTAGTGCAACGTCAAGTAGACCTGACCACTTCTTGATGCCCCCCTCAAATGATACAGTAATTGGAATCTTACTCTTTTCTCTGACATAACGAGACTTATCAACATTGATAACGAAGTTATAGCCAGTAATCTCTGTGCCTTCTTTTTCTTGCTGTCTGCCAAGAATCCAAATGGTATCTGCAGAATAGTAAACACCAGTTCCACCACCAACAATATCTTTTGGATACAAACCAATCTCTTTGTACGTATGATTCACAACAACAAAAGGAATATCTTTTAGTGAAAGATGTGGTGTAACCATACGAAATAGAGACTTGAATGATTTTGCACGAGACATATCTGCAACAGACTTGCCATCCATCGCATCTTCTACTTCTTTCTTAGAAGCTAGATTACCCATTGAATCTAGAATAATAAAAACTTTATCATCACGCTTGATCTCATCAAGCTGCTTCATAATATCAAACTTCAATTCTTCAACATTAGTAATTGGAGTATGAATTACAGATTCGAATGGAATACCAAAAGTCTTGAAATATTCTTGTGGTGTACCAAACTCTGAATCATAGAAAAGAATTACACCATCTGGATTCTTTTTAATATAAGCAGCTGCCATAAGCAAAGAGAAAGCAGTCTTAAAATGCTTCGATGGTCCTGCTAATACAGTTAGTCCTGGAGTAACGCCACCATCTAGAGAACCCGATAAAGCAACGTTTACCATAGGTACACTAGTTGGTATCATATCCTTCTTACCGTAAATCTTACTATCTGAAAGTAAATCAGTAGACTCGATAGTACTATTTTTAATTAAACGATCTTTCAATGACATTATAAACTCCTCAGTCAATATGAACAACAGAATTAGGATCAATCTTTATATTATGATCGTCCTCAAACTTAGTCAAGTGTTTTTTGCGCAAGCCAACATTAGCTGCAATCAAAAGCAATCCAGTTTATCACTCACTAATAACTTTATCTAGTTTTTTAATAAATTCATCAATCTTACTGACACGATTGGGCCAATGGATATATGACTTATCTGGATTCTGCTTTAGGTTGTTTAGTAGTGGTAAAATCATTTTATATAATGTATACATCTTAACTTGTAGAGCTTCTACATTGCCAGATACTTCTCCAATAGCAGCTTCCTTTTCATTTTGAAGCTGTTGTACTAATTCAAGCTCATTTTCGTCAACTATAGAGAATCCAAAATCCCATTCATTATCATCTAACACTATTTTTGCCATTTTTTTCCTTACAATTATCGCCATGCCATCTGCCATAATTAGCTTTATTAAAAGATTTACCGCAGTATTCACACAAGACTTGTTCCATTCTAGCTGCAATCATCTTAGATAGATGTTTTGGAGCAATATGTTTATCCTTATTATCATGAAAAAAAGTCCTCTATGTTATTTACTTTTTCAACTTGCCAACCAATGGCATTCGTAATTGTTTTAATTGGATCAAGAAATGATTTCTCAAACTGAGTATCATAATCAATGTAAATATCTAAATCAAATTGCTTTGGTAAAACATTTGCACAAGCAATTACATTATTCATTGATGGATTCGGCATTTTAAGATAACAAAATTTAATCTTATCTCCATTCTGAATTGGCTGATACCTTGTTTGCAATTTATTTTTCTCCAGCATTTCGTTATAAAGAAGTGCTCCTCGAACATGAATTGGCAGTCCCTTATCTGATAAAGTATATAGCATTTTGTTGTTACCGTTAGTTTTATATAACTTACAGCCACGAGGGAAAGCAACATCTTCAAAAGGAAGAGTTGAAAAAATAGTTCTTTCTTTACTGATGAATTTTATCAAATCATCTTGTGTATTGTTCATAATAATAGAAAGTGCTTTCTTAATTAGATCACGACAAGCAGCTGGCGTTGAAGAACGAACTGCTTCAATGCCCATCATCTTCAATTTTGGTTCAGCATACTGAACACCCTCATTATTATAAACATTTAGAATGTATCTTTTCTTTGCAGTCCATATTCCTTTGTCTGCAATTGCTTCACGCTTCATCTTCATTTTTTGTGCATAAGCATTAACATATTCGCCAAGCCGTTCGTAACTAGCATCAATAAACGGCTCAAACTTCCTTTCACACACTTTGTCCAAAAACTTGACGATTGCATCTGTATCTGATTTGTCAATGCCAACTTGATCGACCAACGACTCAAGTGTAATATACATAGAATCCGTATCACACGCCAAGACATAATCGATATCCTCTGTTTTAAATATTTTATTGAGATACGTATTCATATCTCTTTCGATCCATTTGATCGCTAACTGACCAGATAGTGTAATTGATTCAGCTAACTTATCATCATACCAACGAAAATATTCATTAGACAATGCACCATAAGCACTATTCAACTGAATCTTTTTTGCAAGCTGCATGTTATGATTTTGAGCAATAGCTTTTATATTATCATCAGAAGGTTCTACTTCTTGCCTCTTCTTAGCTTCAATCATTCTATCTTTATAAACGACACGATCATTATACATTTTCTCCATTAGCTTTGGAAGAAACCCCTGATAGTCTCTATCAAATAAACAACCAGATGCTGCACATGTTAAGTTATTATCTTGCATCTTAGCACGCATATCTTCTCTATTGAGAAAACCATTCAATATTTTCTCAAGACCAGATTCGCCTTCTACCATGTTAGATATATGACCAGCATATGTTTCAGGAGAAACATTGTACTGCATAATGAGATGTGGATAAAGAGAATTGAGATCAAATGACACAACCCACTTATGTTCTCCGACTTGTGGGTCTTTAACGAAAGCACCAATGATTTGGTTATCTTTACGACCAACCTTCATCTGTGGAACAACAATTCTTTGGTTCAGCAAATAGTTATGAATAATAACATCCCACATCCTAACAGATGTGAATGTATCACTGTAGTTTACCTTACCATCATATGCAAGAGCATATACTTGTTCAATCAGCTTTAGCTTCTGATCCAAACGGTCCACAAGTTCAACGTCTTTGATGTTATATTCAATGAACTTTTGATAGTCGTTTTTGTACAAATCAAACAACGATTCGAATTTACGTTCTCCCAATTCAATGTGAGCGATGTGGTCTAATCTGTACGACTCTTGCATAACAAAACTGAACTTACGATATAGCTGCATATAATCCAAGATAGTTATACCTACTGGAAGATATGCTTGATTGTTATTGCCGTTGAGAACAATGGTTTTCTCTTCCAAGACATTCCATGGTGACATTTTGCGAGCCATGGCTTCACTTAGTATACGTTTAATCCTATTGATGATATATGGTATATCGAAGAACTCTACATTCCATCCCGTTACAATATCAGGAGAGAACCACTTGGAACTCCAAACATCTAAGAATTTAATAAGAAGCTGTTCTTCATCCTTACATTTTAGATAAAGAACATTTGGGTCTTCAGATTTAAAATCACCACAACCAAGAACAAAATACTTAT